CCAAGCCCGTTTCAACGACCGCCAAAGCAGCGGCAACCGTGCTATTGGTATCGTAAACTTCATATTTATACGAGCCTGTTTCAAGCGACCCCACGGCAATCGAAAATTGGTCATAGCGGTTGGTATAGTTGGAAAGGTTTGCGGATTTCAGCAAGGTGAAATCGGTCGTGGTGTTCTTGGCGATGCTCGTGAGTCGCAAGATGTAGCGGTCCCCCGTGCTGGCTCGCTCGGTCCAAGTAACCGTCAGGGTGTTGGTCGTATTGGGGTTCAGGTAAAGCATCTGCTTGTAAATGTGCGATGCCCCCGAATTTCACAATTTGCGCCCAATCTGCCTGTATAGTTCGGCTCGTTTCTTGGCGGTTTCGACCACGTTAAACCGTGATTTTATATCACGGGTTAGGTTATCAGCCAAGCCCTTGCGCAGGTCGGGGTCAAGAATCAACTGCTTGATATACTTGTACCAATCCTTGGGCTTGTTGTAAGGGACCAAGAACCCGTTCTCTCCGTGCCTGATGACATCGGTGTAGGGGATGGTTTCGCTTGCGATGATGGCCTTGTTCATCCACCCTGCCTCGACCACCTTCAACTCGGACTTGAGTTTGTTAAACTTGGTATCTCGCAAAGGTGCAAGGGTAACGTTTACGAAGTTGTAGCCACCGACGTAGGAATAAATATCCGCTGCTTGGATTCGTCCGTAGTTGGGGTTGTTGCCTTGGTCGCTGATTATTTTTTCATACCCTTCGTAAACAGGGTTGTTGTCGTTCCATCCTCCCAAGTAGAGGCGGTACTTGCCGTCAAGATTTGCGTCCCATCGTAACTTCTGCATCCCCTCTCGGAGCAGTTCCATGTCCTCGCCATGCTGCGCACCACCGAACCAACCAAACTTGACGAGGTGTTTGTCAGGTTCTTCGTCAGGATTCGGAATAAACTGCTGATAGGCTTCGTAAGGTTCGTTCTGCAATATGCTCACATTCGCATTTAGAGGCCGTATGCGGGCAGCAAGGTGCTCGGTGGTACAGGTAACCCAATCGGCTAATTTGATGTGCTTGCGAATGACCTCTGCGAGTTTGGTTTGGTGATAGTGGCGGTACATGATGTGTCCGCTCTCAAGGACCCAGTAATCGTCCAAGTCAAGGATGACTTTGGCCCCGAATTGGGTCAGGGCTTTGTAGACGTTCTCCACCTGCTCCATCGTGCCTTGACACCACAAACGGCTGAACAGGAACAGGTCAATAGACTTCAACCCCTCGTCGCTGATGGTCGTGATATTCTCAACGCAGACATAGTCAAACTCCGGGTAGTTGTCGCCCAAGTATGCGTTCGGCATTTCGAGGCGGTAGTAACTGCACCCGGTTGGATGGGCGTTGTAAACGATACAAATCTTCATGGCCGTAAAAATAAGAAGGGCAGCCATTGCTGACTGCCCCTCTCAAACCTCAGATGATGAAAACCTAAGTCAAAGATACTACGAACCGAGTATCTGTGCAGTCGATGGTGAAAAGACTGTGGATGCAATCGAGAACATCGGGTCAGGCTCCATCCCGGTCAAAGTCAATTCGTATCCGCTGCGGTCCCCGAAGGCAGTACCAGTTCCAGCGGTTCCAGCGGTTGCTTCCAAGCCGTTGGCAGAACCCAGCAACCAATAGCGGTTGTTGTTGTCTTGGACGATGACGATGACACGATTACGGACCAGCAGACGGAGTTCGTTGCGGACTGCGACTTGCAGTTTGTTGATGGTGAAGGTTACTTCGGGGGTGTAGTAGATTGAACCGTTCTCGATGCTTGCGTTTAAGGTTTCAGTCAAAGACGAAGTGGCCTTGGTCAGATCATACTCGAAGAACCCACCCGAAGCGTACCCCGTGAAGCCTGTTACCGCACCTGAAAGGTTGGCATTGCAGGACCCCGTTGGGATGAAGGATTGGACGTAGATTGTTTTGATGCCACCGACTGAATCTCGGCATCCAAGGGCGTAGCCAGTTGTTAAGGAGCAGGACATATGTGTATTTGGGTTTTAAGTTACAAGAGAACAAAAAAGCAGGGGGAGGTTTCCCTCCCCCCTACACATTAGGTCAAGCGGAAGTCAACAACCAAGTCTGGATACGCCAGTTGCACGCCTGCTTTGAAAGCTGCGATACTCCGTACTTCGTCGTTTTCGCGTGCATAAAAGATGGAAAACTGCTCTTCGTCGGACAGCAAATCGGTTGCGTAAACGAAGTTGCCGAGGTACGAAGAAACGATGCGGTTCGTGCCAGTCAAGCCGGGGACTGCAATGACACGGACGTTTGTGCCGGGATACATGATGTCCCCGTCAGCAAGGCCAGCCAAGTCAACTTGGTTGTACATAACTGCCTGTGAGGATTTGAAAGCACCAAGCAACGTACGGAAGTTGTCCCAACCGCAGAAGATAACGAGGTCGTTCCGAGTAAGGATGGCCTGTGGAATTTGGTTGTAGATGCCGTCGAAGATGGCGATGGCATTGCCTGTGGTAATACCAACGGAGGCAGAAACCGCTCCTGTGTTACCGCTGATGGTAGAACCCGATGCAGCGTTCAAGAGTTGGTTAACACCGCTGAAGTAAGCGTTACCCTTCCAGATTGCGTTCTCCAAAGCCTCTGCGATACGGAGAGCCTTCTGCTCGGCAAACGCCTGCTCAAAAGGAACGCCATCGTACATTGAACCTTGGGTCAACTGGGTCTGCATCCAGTATTGCTCCAAGGAGCGAGGACACAAAGTTTCCATAACCTTCATACGGCCAACTGTTACGACACGCTGACTGAATGTGGTAGTTCCTGAACTTGTGTAACCGCAAGCATCACCGCTTTGAATCAAAGCATCGGTGTCCATGAGGTTAAGGGCAGCAGCAAACTTGACACCAACTTGCTTGGTGAACAAAGATGCTGAACGAGCGGAGAATACCGCTTTGGTGATGAGAGGAAGCCTCTCTTGGTCGGTGTAGGCGGCTAAATTGCCAAAATTGTAAGCCATTTTATTGGGGGTTTAGGGGTTTAGTTTTTTTTGAGTGATTGAAGTGCTTGTGCGAGAGCGTTGAAGTTCTGCGAGGCTTGGGCCTTGCGTTGCTCAACGATTGCGGAACCGCTGGCCTTGGGGGCTTCGGCTGGGAGTTCGCTGACTTTTTCAACGATGTCGGCCATGGTTTCAACCTGCGATGCGAATGCAGACATTTTCTCTTTCATCTTGCCCATCTCGGCATAGGCAGCCTTGAGTTCTTCCATGATGGCTCCGAGGTGCTTGGCGACGATGGCCTCCACAACTTCGGGGGTCATGGCAGGATAAGCCTCCTTGATTTCTTCGGTTACCTCAACGGCCACTTCGGGGGTGATTTCAGCAGCAACGGGCAACGGCTCGATGACAGGGGTTGCTACTTCGGCAGCGATGACCTCGACGATTTTGCCTCCTTCGGTCTTGATTGTTCCAACGCCCTCAACGACGTGTTCGCCATCGGGCGCAGGAAGTGTGCCGTCCTCGGCTACAACGTAAACGGCAGTTCCGGCAACGAGGTCGCCATCCACACGGACAACCGTGCCATCGGTCAACTTGTAGTCAGCAAAGGACTGCTTTTGTGTGCTGAATTTGCGGAGTTCACTTCGCAGGGATTCGATTGCGTTTTTCAGGTTCATAGTTAGTGGGATTTGTAGGTGGGGGTTAATTGTTGCAAAAAAGCGGTTAATTCGTCAGCGAGGCCAGCGAGTGCGACTTCCAGTTCGGATTCGGTCTTGTCCATCCCGAACAGTCCTTCAACGGAGAAACCCCGGAACAGGTTGCGGTTGTCCCACACCTCGTCGTTCTCAACTTTAAAGGAACCGAACCAAGAACCGTCGGGGGTGTCCTCGTAGCCTTTGGGTGGCATGATACCACGCTCGGAGTCGGTGATGTAACTCTCGAACATGAACACGCCATCCAGTTCAGCGTTGTGGTAAGCGTTGACGTTGTGCTGGTTGCCCTGCTTGAAATACTTTTGGACTATCTTGCGGATGGTGGCTTTGTCGAATACGACGTAGTACTCACCGTAGGTTTCGTCCTTGCGAAAGATGGGGGTGTCTGCAAGCATCAGCGGCCCGGTCAGGACCCTCCGTTCGCCTGTTTCGGTGAACTTCTGCTTGGCCTTGCTGAAGGCTTGGAATGGCCGTTCAATCGCTGGCATATCGGTCAGGGCCACGAATTGGACCCCTTCATCCACCTCGTCCACGGTCATCCTGTAAATGGGTAG